TTATATTATGAAAATGCTTGCGAATCCTATTACAAATATACCAAAACTAAAAAATTCTCATACTTTTGGGTGGGCCCAAATATGGGCAGATCAATTAAATGCCACTATTAATCATAAGTGTGATGATCCAATTTTAGCGACTGATACTGTTTATATCGAACACGGTGTAAACTTTGGTGGTACTTTAAATTTATTTGGTGGTGCTACCGAAGAATTATATGATAGAATTAATAGAGTAATGTCTTGTAATAATGTCATATCTCTTGATATTGATATGCCAGATTGGGGAGAACAATTAAGTAAAAGAATGAATGCAGCTACTACTTTTAATAAAATAGATGCTGCATGGTGTCAATCTTTATCGAATTGGTGTAAAAATATAAAAAGTTTAAAACAACAAAACTTGACTAATATGACTGGAATTTCTGTAGGAGATTCACATACTCCATCATTTTCTAATAAGAATGATATAGTTTTAAGAGAAAACGGTAGGACATTAATCGGAGCTTTAAAGCGAGGTATCGAATCGGATTTAAATGGTTTAATACCTACTATGCCAATTACTTTATGTTATGGTTCTATAGATATTAGACATCATTTATTAAGACTTGAAGGAAAGTTTGATATAAAAGATTTAATAAAAAAATACGTTAATCAAGGTAGAGAATTAGAAAAGAAATATAAAGTTGATGTATCATATTGTGCTCCTGTTCCAGTAGAATATGAAGATCGCAAACTGCCTAAAACTGGATATTTTAAAGGTAAGCCATTTTGGGGATGTCACACGAAAAGAAAAACTTTAACCTTTCAATTTATTGACGAGTTAGAAGTTCACAAAGTTAACATAGTAAAACCTCCGCAAGAATGGTATACTATGGATCCAGAAAAATATGCTAAAGAACATATGGAAGCTAATTCAAGTGTACATATATCTCCGGTATGTTATCGTAAAAATAATTGGGGACAAACCCAAACATTAGAGGATTTTATGTAATGGAATTAGAAAAAAGACCAAACTACGATTGTTATGTAGATTATTTCTGGCCAAAATCTAAATGGCTAGAAGAAAATTGTTTAATCGGCGATTTAGATTATTTAGGCCCAGAAGCTTATGAGCACGTTAATGATCCATTAATGCAGCATGTTCATGCTTATAATTGTGTATCACGTACGTACGAAGGATTTAATAATGTCAATCAAGATTTAAATCATGGATTAGATCAACGTATGTTTAAGAAAAGACCTAAAGATGTTCAAGAAAGAATACAAAAATATGTCACTAATGAATGGACAACTAGAGAATATATTTGGTCTTATTATGTTCATCGTAGTACTGGTTCAGGTTTTTTTGCTTCTAAACCATTTCATGGATATCATAATAATATAGTCTCTCATTTTGGAATGTATAAAACAGTTGAAGAAATGGCAGATTTAATGAAAGAATGGAAGAAAGCTGGAAAGAAAATGTTTTCGACTATTGGTAACCAGAATCCTACTCCGGTAAAAGGATTAAATTTAACTGAACATATTACTTCATTTGGTTATGATTTAATTAATGATTTAACCGAATATTTAATAAATAATCATAAAGCTGGAAATCCTCCGTTTAATCAAAAAGAAATTACTGATAGATGTAATGAAGTAAATATTAAAGCTGGTGTTCGTAGATGGAACTTTCCTTATGCTCAAATGGCTGCTGATATTGCAACATATCATACAGAACTAATTGATCCTAATAGTAGTTTATATTGTGGAAATAACGCAGTACAAGCTATCGATCAGATGTTTAGAAAACCTAAAGGAGAAAGCGTATATGATTATCACGATGCTTGTCTTCAAGATTTAACCGAAGTATTAGGAACTAATGCATCAGCTCATGAAGATACTTTATGTATTTACGTTAGATTTTTAAATAATTTAGATCGATCTGGGAACAATAGAAAAAATGCTTCAGGTTATTATATGATGGATTTAAATGATAAACCATTATATCCAAGTATATGGAGACCAGAAGCTTTAGAAAAGGCTGCTAATAAAGCAAGTCTTATGGAATTTTTACAATAAAGAGGTGTACAAATAAATGAAAGCGTGGTATAATTACTTATTATATAGGAGATGCTTATGAGTATTATGGATAAGCTGAAGAAGAACAGTAAAATTAAAGAAACTGAAATCCTTTCAGATTCAAAATTCTTCAACGAAAAAGATTTAATTCAAACTGATGTGCCAATGTTGAATGTAGCATTGTCTGGATCTATGGAAGGTGGTTTAGCTCCAGGATTAACAGTTTTAGCTGGACCTTCAAAACATTTTAAGACATCTTTTGCTCTTATTATGGCTTCAGCATATTTGAAAAAATATAAAGATTCTGTAATATTATTTTATGATTCAGAATTTGGTTCGCCTCAAGAATATTTTGAAAACTTTGATATCGATACTTCAAGAGTATTACATACTCCAATTACTGATGTTGAACAATTAAAATTTGATTTAGTTAGTCAATTAGAACAACTAAGTCGTGGTGATAAAGTAGTAGTTGTTATCGATTCAGTTGGTAACTTAGCTTCTAAGAAAGAATTAGAAGATGCTCTTAATGAAAAATCAGTAGCCGATATGTCTAGAGCAAAGGCGCTTAAAGGTTTATTTAGAATGGTTACTCCATATTTAAATATGAAAGATATTCCTTTAATTGCTGTTAATCATACATATAAAGAAATAGGACTATTCCCAAAAGATGTTGTATCTGGAGGTACTGGTATATATTATAGCGCTGATAATATTTGGATTATTGGTAGACGACAAGATAAAAAAGGGACAGAAGTAGTAGGTTATGACTTTATCATCAATATCGAAAAATCTCGTTATGTTAAAGAAAAATCCAAAATTCCGATATCGGTTAGCTGGGAAGGTGGCGTACAGCATTATAGCGGTTTACTTGATATCGCTATGGTTGGTAATTATGTTGCTAAACCTAGCCCTGGATGGTACGCAACCATGGACAAATCAAGCGGAGAAGTGGGTGCGAAAGTTCGTCACGAAGTAACATTAACCGAAGAATTTTGGAAACCAATTTTTGAAGGTACAGATTTCAAAGATTATTTAAAACAAGCATATCAAATTGGAGGTAACGCAATTGTCGACATTGACAATGGTGGAGAATAAGGATTACGAGTTAATTCCAGCGCCAAACGATTCAACTCTTTGGCATATTCGAATATTAACAGGAGACTTTACTGAAACAGTTTTTCAATTGGGTTCAATAGCTTTTAATGAAATTAAAGATCATTTTAGTTTTAATTTTAAATTAGTAGAAAGTCCAGATCCGCATTTGACAGAAAATGATAGAACTCTTCACGGTGTTATCGCTAGAATATTAGAAGATATCATTGAAAGAGGAGAAAAAGAAGGTTGGGTAAAATTAAACGAAAGAAAGGAAATTAATGAATTTACGGATAGAGCAGACCATACTTCGAAAATTATTAACTGATGATCATTATATGCGAAAGGTTTTACCTTTCATTAAACCAGAATATTTCGAAGGACCATATAGAACTCTATTTAAAGAAGCCGGTAAATTTGTAGCAAAATATAATAACCTACCGACTAAAGAATCTTTCTTAGTTGAACTCAACGAAAATTCAAATTTAAATAGCGATTCATTTGCTGCAGCAGTTGATATAGCTCAGTCTTTATTTGATGGAGACGAAGTTGATGAAAAATGGCTATTAGATAATACTGAAAAATGGTGTCAAGATAGAGCAATCTATAACGCAGTTATGGAATCAATATCTATTATTGATGGCAAACATGAATCATTAACTAAAAACGCTTTACCAGATTTATTACAAACAGCTTTAGGAGTAGCATTTGATACAAACGTCGGACACGACTATGTTGAAAACGCAGAAGAACGATTTGATTTCTATCATAAAGAAGAAGATCGAATTCCCTTTGACTTGGATTATTTCAATAAAATTACTAAAGGCGGAGTTCCGAACAAAACCCTTAATATCTGCCTTGCTGGTACTGGTGTCGGTAAGTCCTTATTTATGTGCCATGTTGGCGCTTCTGCTTTAACTGAAGGTAAGAATGTCCTTTATATTACTATGGAAATGGCAGAAGAAAGAATAGCTGAAAGAATAGATGCTAATCTTTTAAATATTCCGATAGATCAACTTGATAAAATGTCAAAAGATATGTTTATGACTAAAGTTGCTGACTTATCTCGAAAGACAACTGGTAAATTAATAGTTAAAGAATATCCAACTGGTTCAGCACATTCTGGACATTTCAGAGCATTATTAAATGAATTAAAATTAAAGAAGCAATTTATTCCAGATATAATCTTTATTGATTATCTAAATATTTGCGCATCAAGTAGAATGAAAGGAATGGGCGGTGCAATTAACTCGTATTCATATATTAAAGCAATTGCCGAAGAGTTGCGTGGGCTCGCTGTCGAGTATGACGTCCCGATCTTCTCGGCAACACAGACGACGCGTAGTGGTTATTCTAACTCAGATGTTGGGCTTGAAGACACGTCCGAGTCTTTTGGATTACCCGCAACTGCCGATTTAATG